TTGTTGCTGATGGTATAATGTGTGAGTTCATAACTTATCATTTAATTGTTTTCTTAATTTCCCTATTTCTTTTTCTAATTCGCTAACGTAATTTATAATTACATCAGGCACTTCGTTGTTTTCGCAGTAAATCTCGAATAACTCTTCGTTGGTGTATTCCTTAAACTCTTCGTAATTGTTTGCGGGGTGATTAGGTTCGTATCCCCAAGTTGATAAGTCCATAATTAAAAGTTTTTAGTTATTTTATCGTGAATTGTTTTAGTTATTTTAAAGTAACCCCCAGTAGGATATTCAACACCGTAGCCGAAAACATTATCAAAAACTAATTTAGCACCATTGTTTAATGCCAATATTGTTTTTTCTAAATCTTTACAAGTATCTAACTTAACTTGTGCTTTACTTGGTTTTTTAATAGTTGCCATAATTTTGTTATTTGATTACCGTACAAATATAAGTAATTAAAATAATACCAACCAAACATTTTTAAACTTTTTTTGTAATTTAAATTGATTCTAAATAAAAGTTTTGTATATTTGCTTATATGATAACAGCCAAACTACTTATCGATACAGAGGAAGGACAAGAGTACCGACAATTTTATTTCGATGTTAACCGAGTAGATGGCGTTTATGTAGTAGACAGCGAAAATATGGGTGTAGTCATTAGTGGTGCAGATTTCATACTGCAATTTGAATCAGCTATATTTGAAGAAATACAAAACACAATTAAGTTAAGGACATTAGGGTTAAACTAACTACAAGGCAGAGGTAAATTAAAGACTCTGTTTACCTACTTTATCGCATAAGGTAGGTTTTACTTGTTCGAAATGAATAAAAGATGGCATACAATAAAAAGGAATTAGAAGAGAAAGCCGTTAAAGCTATTACAGAAAATAACTTGTTTTTTATTCAAGACGTAATTGCATTTTTGCCTTGTGCCTCATCTACTTTTTACGGTTTAGAGTTGGAAAAATCGGAAGCAATAAAAGAGGCGATATTTAAAGAGAAAACAAACACTAAAGTTTTGATGCGTAAAAAATGGTATGAATCAGAAAACGCTACTTTACAAATGGGTTTAATGAAGTTGCTGTCTACTGATGAAGAGCTGAGAAAACTATCTATGCAGACCAACGCTTTGGAGGGTGAAATTACGTCGAACGTTATTAGTTTGGGTTCAGGAATAAAACCAAATGAAACTACTTCTTAAACAAGAACACGCTGTCTATTATCTAAAAGACAATGTAACTAAAGAGATACTTTACGGAGGTGCTGCGGGTGGTGGTAAATCAGCTTTAGGGGTTCTTTGGATAATTGAACAATGCCAAACTTATCCCGCTACAAGGTGGTTGATAGGACGTTCAAAACTTAAGACGTTAAAAGAAACAACCCTTAATACTTTCTTTGAATTAACCTCAAAACTTAAACTATCTAAAGACTACAACTACAACAGTCAAACGGGCGTTATAACGTGGTCAAACGGGAGTGAAATACTTTTAAAAGATTTGTATTCTTATCCAGCAGACCCAAACTTTGATAGTTTAGGTTCTTTAGAGATAACGGGTGCGTTTATTGATGAGTGTAATCAAATATCTTTTAAGGCTTGGCAAATAGTTACCTCCCGTATTCGTTACAAGCTAACAGACTATAACCTTATTCCTAAAATATTAGGAACTTGTAACCCCGCAAAAAATTGGACTTACTCAAAGTTTTATTTGCCAACTGCAAACGGCACGATGCCTGAAAGCAGAAAGTTTATACAATCTTTACCTACTGATAACCCAAACTTACCGCCGTCTTATTTAGATAGTTTACTCGCATTAGACGAAAACAGTAAACAGCGTCTTTATTATGGTAATTGGGAATTTGATAACGACCCCGCAAGGTTAATCGACTTCGATAAGATACAGAATATCTTTACCAATGATTTTGTTGATAGTGGCGATATGTTTATTAGTGCTGACATTGCCCGTTATGGTAGCGATAAGATGGTTATACTTGTTTGGTCAGGGTTTCGGGTTGTTGAAATATTCACACTCGATAAGTCAAGTATAACAGAAACCGCAAACGCTATAAAATCGCTAATGAATAAACACAAAGTGCCTTTAAGCAATGTTATTGCAGATGAGGACGGTGTAGGTGGCGGTGTTGTGGATATTGTAAAATGTAAAGGGTTTGTTAATGGTTCTAAGGCATTAAAAGAGGAAAACTTAACAGTAGAATATCAAAACCTAAAAACGCAATGTTATTATAAATTAGCCGAAGCGATACAACAAAACAAACTTTATGTTAACTGTGACAGCACCGACATTCAGGATGTTATCGTTAAGGAATTAGAGCAAGTAAAAAGAGATAAGATAGACCAAGACGGTAAGCTGAGAATACTACCAAAAGAGAAAGTAAAAGAGTTAATCGGTCACTCTCCCGATTATTCCGATGCTATGGCTATGCGGTTTTATTTTGAACTTAGACAAACGTTTTTCACATTTTAATCGTTATTTAGAATTAATATAAATAATTTTTATATCTTTGAAACAAAATATAATATAATGGCAAAAAATAGACTTCAATCGGCTTGGGAGGCTTTTCGCAATCCGCAAACATATACACAAAACAAATTGTATGAAGCGGTGTTTAGGTTGTTAGGTGGTCAAACAAATACATATAACCAAGACTTAGCCACGTTATTAGTTAGGGGTTACGGTGAGAATCCCGACGTTAATGCAATGGTTAACCAAATGGCATCAAAGTCTACTGTCGTCCCTTTTTACGTTAAAAAGATAAAAGACGAAAAGAAACTATCTTTAGTAAAGTCATTCCCGATTGAGTTAACAGTTCAGCAAAAGAAACAATTAACAAAGATAAAAGCGGAAACATATTCGGACGAGTATTTACCAATGCCGTTAGAGCGTCCAAACACTTTGCAAACGTGGAACGATTTAATTTTCCTTTACAAGCTATACCTAAAAGTTTGTGGTAATGTTTATTTCTATAAAATGACACCACAAGACGGTATAAATAAAGGCATACCGTTACAACTACATATATTACCTTCACATTGGGTTAAGATAGTCTTAAAGCCTAATGCAGCAATGATAGGCACGGATAACCCGATTGACTACTACGTTATGGAGCAAGGCAATCAGTTTATTAAGTTTGAAGCCGATAGTATCATTCATATTAAGCGTTCTAATCCATTCTTTGACTACAACGGTACACAGTTATACGGTTATAGCGAATTAATGGCGGCAATCCGAAATATCAATAGTTCTAATAGTTTTATTGATAGCAATGTTAAGAGTTCGCAAAATAGCGGTGTTTACGGTTTCGTACACGCTGCCGATGCACAAACAGCATTAACGGCAGAACAAGCGCAAGAGTTAAAAGATAGAATCGTTGAAATGGATAACTCTAGCGAAAGGTTAGCTAATATCAAGGGCGCAAGTGCTAAGATAGGATTTACCCGAATTTCATTAACAACCGACGAGTTAAAGCCTTTTGACTTTTTAAGCAATGACAGACGTACACTTGCAAATTGTTTAAATTGGGATGTTAACTTACTAAATGAAGATAGACGCACAACGGGCGGCGGTGGTTTTACCGATACACTTATCGAAGCACGTAAAAGGGTAATGATTGATAACATCAAGCCCGATTTAGATTTATTGGCTTCTTATCTTAATCCCGAGTTTATCCGTAAGTTTAAAGGTTACGAAAATGCAGAATTAGAATTTGATATTACCCAAATGCCCGAAATGCAAACCGATATGCAAACGATGGCTAAATGGGTTAATACAGTTCCATTAACACTAAACGAAAGACGTGAGGTATTTAATTACGAGCCTATTTTAGACGATGAAATGATGGAGCAAGTTTATATTCCAAACAACTTAGTTAATTTAAACGACCCAACCTTAGAAGATTTAAATGGACAAACTTAGAATAAGACAAGAAGTACAAGCATATAGAGTTGTAAGGCGTAATGTATTGGCAATAGTCAATAATATACCCTTTGGCAATATGGCTAAACTTACTTATGATGCTTTGATTTATTCTAACGTTACCGAAAGCCAAATAAAGGCAATGTATATTGAATTATACAATGTTTTAATAGGTGCGCAATACAGACGAACTGCAAGGCAATTAAAAGCCGATATAGATTTTGAAAGAGTAATTAATCAATGGTTACAAACAAACGCTGGGTTAAGAATCGTCTCAGTACATCAAACCTTAATCGAATCAATTATAAAAGTTATTGCAGACGGTTACGAAAACAATTTAAGCGTTGCAGAAATAACACGCAACCTTCAAAATAAATTTGGTTGGTTTAAAGCACAAGCGTTACGAATTGCACGAACTGAAACCACAACCGCTACTAACTTAGCCACTGTTTTAGCAGCACAAGACAGCCCATACGAATTACAAAAGACGTGGATAAGCGCACAAGACAATAGAACTCGTCGCCCACCTAAATCGCCTTATGACCATTTAGATATGAACGGGGTAACAGTTGATGCAGACCGTCCGTTTTTTGTTGGCGGTGAAGAGTTGGAATATCCAGGCGCACCAAATGGAGCGGCGGGAAATATTATTAATTGCCGTTGTAAAGTAGTGTTTACGGTTAAAGAAGATGAGGACGGGTTACCAATAAGAAAAATAATTTAGCCTTATTTAGAATGATTATAAATAATTTTATATATTTGCATTATGGAGCAACAAATTTCATTTAAACAATCAGCATACGACCTTAAAGATTTAGACGAAAAAAAAGGTGTTGTTGTGGCTTATGCCAATGTTTACAATTTTAAAGATAGTGATGGTGACGTTTCCGCTTATGGTTCATTTGATAAGACGGTAGCGGAAAACTTTAAGCGTATTAGAGTTTTAAAGGACCATAATCCTACTATGATGATTGGAGTGCCTTTGGCTATTGATACGAAAGATACTTATGGTTTATTGACTACTTCTCAATTCAATATGAATAAGCCTTTAGGTAAGGATATGTTTACGGACGTTAAGTTGATGCACGAAACGGGAGTAAATGCAGAGTTAAGTATTGGGTATCGTGTTATGCAACGTGACCAAAAGAATAAGTCAATCATTACAGAATATAAGCTGATGGAGTACTCATTCCTTTCAAGTTGGGCAGCTAACGAATTAAGCACCGTTCAAGATATTAAAGGAATAAAAACAGTTTACGGCACTTTGGAATTAATACAGAAAATGTACAACCTTGACTATTCAGACGAAAGGTTAAGACAAATAGAAACAATTTTAAAAGCACTTGATAAGAAGCCGTCCGAATCGGACACTTTGATTACTGAGCCGCTTGTTACTTTAGAAACTTTAAAACAATTTACAAACTCGTTAAACATTAAATAAAATGGACGAAAAATTATTAGCCGAATTGGCAAACATCAAGAGCGGATTAGAAACTAAAACCGCTACCGAAGTAAAAAGCGCAATCGATGCTTTTGAAACAAAATTAACCGCTTCTATTAAATCAACTTTCGACGCTGAAATCAAATCAGTAAGAGAAGAGTTGGAAACTAAATTTAACGCTGACTTGGCTAAGTTACAAGACCACGCCGATAAGTTAGATTTAAAATTACAAGAGAAAGCGAAAGCCGAAGCCAACGCACAAGTTGATGCTATCAAATCTTTGATTAAAGATAATGCCGAGAAAATTGCTTCTGTTGGAGAAAACAACAAAGTAAGATTGAAAGCTGTTGGCAATATGACTACTGCCAACTTTACGGGAGAAGAGCCAAGAGATTACAATTTTGATATTGTTAAGTTCCCAGCGCAAATGGTTAACGTTTCCGACTTAACGGGTAATATTAACATTAACGGTGGTACTTATACCTATACTGTTGAGGGTGCTGGAGAGGGTTCTATTGCTGCTCAAACTGAAGGAAGTGCAAAAGCGCAAAGAGATTACGACTTTACTGCTGTTGACGTACCGACTAACTTTATTGCTGGTTTCGCTCGTTACTCTAAAAAAATGCGTAACAACTTGTCTTACATCACAACTGCAATACCACAGTTATTAAGACGTGATTACTTCAAAGCTGAAAACGCTGCTTTCAATACTGTATTGGCTGCTGATGCTACGGCTTCAACTGAGGTAATTACGGGAAGTTCAAAATCTGAAATGCTTATCAATGAAATTGGTAAATTAGAAGATTTGAACTACCAAGTTAACGGTATCGTTATACGTCCATCTGACTACTTAGATATTTTGAAAACTGCAAAACAAGACTTAGAAAGTGCTGTTACTTATGAGAATGGTGTTTTAAGAGTTGCGGGTGTTCAAGTGTTTAAAGCTACTTGGTTAGCTGCTAACAAATACTATGTAGGTGATTGGACAAGAGTTAACAAAATCACGACTGAGGGCTTGTCATTAGAGTTTTCAGAAACTGAGGGTTCAAACTTTGTAAACAACAATATTACAGCACGTATTGAAGCGCAAGTTGCCCTAGCTGTTGAGCAACCGTTAGCTTTGGTTTACGGTGACTTTACTGCAACCGCATAAGTTTAGTTTAAAGTTTATTATTAAACCCGTTGCAATTTGTAGCGGGTTTTTTTTATATCTATTTGTAATTATTCTAAATAAATTTTATATCTTTGACTAATTAAAACTTAAACTTATGAAAAAATTATTATTTATTGCTATCTTAACCTTAGTAGGTTGTAGCACAGAACAAGAAGCGGAAGGCGAAATTTTAGACTGTAATTGTGGTACTGTTAAACAAAAAAACTTCTTACCTAATGGTTCGGTTGTTTTAATAGTTGAAAACGATTGCAGCGGACAATTAAGGGATTTTGAGTTTCCGCAAAACGTACCGTATAATATTAACGAAAAATACTGTTACTAATGAAATACAAAGTAATTAAAAGCTTTTATAAGCTGTCAAATCGTACTGGCTACAATGTAGGTGACGAAATAGAATTAAACGAAGCTGAAGCTAAAGAAAAGGCAAAAGAGGGGTTAATTGAATTGAAAGTAAAAGAGGTTAAAGAGCCAAAAGAGAAAAAATGACAAACTATACCGATGTTATTAGCTTAGAACAAGCGAAGTTATATTTGCGTATCGATGATGACCAAACGGTTACAGACGATGAAATTACGCAAATGATTAACTCGTCTTTGTCGTTTATTGAAAAAAGAACGCAACACATTTTTAAGACACGCAATAAAGTGTATTACAAAGATTGCGCTTTAGTTCAAAAAGCTACTGTTTACGATTATCCTATAAACAACCCTGAGGGCGAAGGATTTATTGAAGGCATAGTTTATAAGACTAATAAAGCAATAGTTCCAACCGTTAATGATATGGTAACGCTTAATATTGGCTATGATGATGTTGACGATATACCAAGCGAGTTAATCGATGCAGCTTTGCAAATTATTAAGGTTTGGTTTTACGAGGGCGAAAAACAAGCTAACACAACGTTAATCCCTTTGTCGGTTATGCAAGCTATTGATGTTAATAGGAGGTTTATATGATTGCACGAAAATACACAAAGCAAATACAAATATGGTCGACTACAAACGTCCCTGATGGCTTCGGAGGTAAAACCGTTACCGATGCGTTAGCTTTTACGATGTGGGCAAATGTTGAAACCAAACGAGCGACAAGGTTAAACGAAAACGGGCAAAACGATAATTTTACACAAACAGTATTTACCGTCCGTAACCGTTACGATTTGAGTTTATCTATTAAAGATAATTTTATTAAGTACAACGGCTTAGTGTACAATATTGAAACGCTTTTAAATGTTGATTTAGATAATATCGATTTGCAAATAGTAGCAACACAAAGAACGTAATGGAAATAAAAGGCTTAAATACTGTTTTATCTAATTTGCGTAAATACGGGCAAGAAGCCGAAAAGGATATCGAAGCGGTTACTGAGCAAGTTGCACGAAATATTGAGAAGTACGCAAAGCAAAACGCCGCTACGGACTTAGGTAAATTAGGTCAATCGATACAAGCCGTAAAAGATACGCCTTTGAATTGGGCTATTGAAGCGGGTGGAGTTTTAGCGCCTTACGCCCCGTTTGTCGAGTTTGGGACGGGTGGACTTGTTGAAGTGCCAACTGAATTACAAGAACAAGCGATAAAATTTAAAGGTCAAGGAATAAAGAAAATAAATCTAAGGGCAAGACCGTTTTTATACCCAGCGTTATTAAGAGGTAGAGCCGAGTATTTAGATAAGTTAAAAAAAGTTTTGAGCAAATATGGTAAATCCAAATAAATACGTCCGTAAGGCGATATACGATGCAGTTAATCCAACTTACACTTGTTATGATATGCAAGTTACGGGAGACGACAACCCTACTCAATACGTTATTATATCTACTCAGGACAAAGAAATAGATAAAGCAACGAAATGCGGTGACCGTTGGATTACTTACACTTTACTCGATATAGTTAAGATTTACAACGGTGCGGGTAATGTTGGGAGTCGCTTAGTTAACGATGATATGGAAAATACTATAATGTCGTTAATTGCTAATATTGAAATTGACGGTTTTACGGTATTAAATAGACGCTATGAGTTCCCGTCTAATTTAGACAGTAGCACCGCAACGCAAACGGTTTATCGTAACTTTATCAGGGTAATTTTAACTTTAGAATAAAAAATAAAATTATTTAGAATGATTATAAATAATTTACTATCTTTGAAACAATTAATTAATTAAAAAAAATAACAACTATGAGTATTAAAGGAGAAAAAGGTATTCTGTATATTTGGGACACCGCAGCCTATAAACCTATTGCGTGTTTGACTTCAAACAGCTTAAACTCTACACTTTCTGTAATTGAAAGTACTACTAAATGTTTTCCAGGCGTGGTTAAGAAAACGCCAGGACAGTTTAACTATTCAATCGATGCGGAGGGTGAGTACATAGATACTACAACTGTTGGCGGTGACGATGCTAAGGCTTCACACGATGCGTTATTCTTATTGCAACAAAATAAGACTTTAGTAACTTGGAAACTTGATACTAACGTAGACGATGCGACTTCGGTTAAATATTACGGTGATGCCTATATTACTGATTTGTCTGCTGACTTTGGAAGTGGTGACGAGGTAACAACGTTTTCCGCTACTTTAGACGGTGACGGTGCGATAGTATTAACTGACCCTAACGACTAATGAAACAAATCGAACTTGAATTAGGAGGCGAAAAAAGAACGTTTTACTTTGGGTTGGGGTTCTTAGGAAACTTACTCGAAAAGGAAAATATATCGATTGGCGAAATAGACCAAAAAATAATTGACAACCCTTTTAAATGGATGCCGTTAATTATGTATTATTCGTGTGCGTGGGGTTATACTCGTAAAAATGAACACCCTCCTTTTAATGTGGTAAATATTATTGATTGGGTTGATGAAGCGGGAATTGACGGCACAATAGTTATAGACTTTTTTAATGCTTTTAGACAATCTTTAGTAAAAGACGTTCCGCAAACAAACGATAAAAAAAAAGCAACGAAAAAATAAACTGGGCAGAGGATGTAATAGCTTTTGCTTTAGGTGAACTTAATTGTCCTGATTTGGATTTCGTGTACGCTATGACGTGGGCAGAATTTCAAATCAGGCTTTTTGCTTATAAGCGTAAGGATTTATACGATTGGCGAAAATTAAGGGAGTTGGCGTGGATTACTTACATAGCACCGCATCAAGACCCTAAAAAGATGGCAAAGCGCAAAGAGGTGTTTTTACCTTTGGACGGTGATAGAAAAACAAGCAGAGGCGTAAGTCAAGAGCAAAGAGAAGCGTTTTTAAAAGAATTTAAAAAGTATCAAGACAAAATAAGTAAACAATGAGCGGAGGTAAATTAGAAGTTCAGATTGGAGCGGATAAAACCGACTTCGACAAAAAAATAAAAGAAGTTGAGTTTGATATTAAGGAGTTGTCCAAAGTCAAACTTGACCGACTTAAATTAGGTTTAGATACTACCGAGATAAACGCTCAGATTAAAGACGCTAAAAACAATCTAAACCAACTTAAAACAACTGTTAAGGATACGGGTAACGCTTTTGGTAAAGATTTAAGAACGGGGACTGCTAACGGTGGCAATGCTCTTTTGCAGTTTAGCCGTATCGCTCAGGATGCTCCGTTTGGTATTATCGGTATCGGCAACAACATTACGGCAACGGTTGAAAGTTTTGCACAGTTAAAAAACGCTACGGGTTCTACGGGTGGCGCATTAAAAGCGTTGGGTTCGTCTTTAGCGGGTAGCGGTGGTATTCTGTTAGGAGTTTCTTTGCTTACTACGGGGATGACTTTATTAGCGCAAAGTGGATTAAGTGTTAGTGATGTTTTTTCTATGGTTAGCGGTTCGTTTGACAAAACTGCAAAATCATTACAAGACGTACAAGCACAAGCAATAAAGGGGAGTGGTGCAGAGATAGCAGAATTAAAGGCGTTAGTTTCAGCATCGGCTAATGTTAATTTGTCAATGGAGGACAGATTAAAAGCGGTTAATAAATTACAAGAAACTTATCCAACATATTTTGGCAATATGGATAAGGAACGAATACTTAATGGTCAAGTTGCAGAAACCACAAGAGAATTAACAAACGCTATAATTGAAAAGGCAAAAGCAACGGCATTTGCTCAAAAAATTGGTGAAAACGAAGCTAAAATATTTGAGCTGCAACAAAAAGGGCAACGCTTAGTTAAAGACTTCTCAAGAGGCGATGGTGTATTCGCTTTATTAGGTGGTTTTAGTGGCGCACAAGTTTTTAAACAACAAGCGCAATCAATAGCAGATGATATTGATAGACTTAGAAAAGAAAACGACTTATTAGCTAAATCAATACAAACTTCTACAAACGCAAGTTTAGGACTTTTAGGAGGCGCAAAAGCACCTAAAACATTTAACACTCCGCAAGTATCGGGAGTGCCTCAGTTAATTTCAGCACCTTTAATTAAGACCGAAACTATTGAAACTTTTAACGGTCAAATAGACGAGTTAGGCAATAAGGTTAGGGAGTTGCCTAACGTGATAAGTTCATCGTTTAAAATAATACCCGAAAAAATAAGTTCTGAAAGCGCAAGAGCCTTAGCGGCTTTGATGGAATTTAACAATAGGGCAAGTGATATAATATCAGGTGCAATAGCCGACACTTTCGCAAGTATAGGATTTGCAATAGGTGACGCAATCGCAAACGGCAGTAGTGTTTTAGAAGCTGTTGGCGGTGCTTTGCTTTCGAGTTTAGGAGGTTTATTAGTTGAAATGGGTAAAATGGCTATTCAAATTGGAGTTAGTTTATTAGCTATTAAAACAGCTTTAAAATCACTTAACCCTGCCGTTGCAATCGCTGCGGGTGTTGCTTTGGTAGCTTTGGGTTCGTTCGTTAGTAGTAAATCAAAATCAATCGGAAACAGTATTGGAGGCGGTGGTGGAGTTTCAGGCGGTAGCGGTTCAGGCGCAAACAATAGCAGTTTCACAAGTAGTAGTTTTGCCTCACGTGGTAGCGATGGCGGAACTGTAGTATTTGAAATTGCAGGGCAAAAGTTAGTAGGAGTTTTAAGTAATACGCTAAATGCAAATAGACGTTTAGGCGGAC